CGTATTAAGCATATTCCACAAACATACAAATTAGTCCCCATCATTGAAGATATCGCATTAAACGACCTTATGTCGGCACTCGCAGTTCAGCGTCCGATTGACCACGAACACTTGCGTAAAATCATTCGCGGCTGGGACTCACGCCGACCTGCAGTTATCAACGTGATTCGTGACCCCATCACTAAGTTGTGTTACATCACTGATGGACAACATACTGCACTTGCTTATGCAATGCGAGCCAGAATGGGTTTGTTCCCAGACGTTAAGCCTAACGATTGGGCTACACTGACTGTTAAGTGTCAAGTAGTTGAGACTGCTGACCTCAGTTTTGCACGTGAGCACTTTATCGGTATCAACGGCGCCGACAAACTCGCATTGAATGGCTTTGACCGCTGGAAGAACAAAGTCTTATCAGCACGCCAAGACATGTCAACTGTTGACGAATACAAGATTGCGCTAGAGAAGCAAACTGAATTAGAAAAGAATGATATCATTGTGACTAACGGCGATGATGTCATCGAAAGTAATAAGCCTGGTGCATTCAGTCGTCCTGACTTGTTAGACAAAGTTGATATTGAAGATGTGCGTTTCTTCGCACGTAATCATAAGCAATACTGGCCACAAGAAACAGTGGACTCGATTGAGATTTTACCGTTGCAACGACTGCGCAAGGCATGTATTCGTGAAGGTGCCGAGATTAATACCACAGAGTTTAAAGACTTCATGCGTGACCTAAATGCTATCGTAAAAGAAACAGTTGGTACTTGGCCTCGTTTGAAGAATCTTACCGAGGAAATTTACACTCCTTACTATCGTAAAGCACATAGCGACCCTGACTTCAAAGGTAGCCCCCACAAAGATGCTTCATTGGTGTTGTTGTTGAAGATGTATCAACGAGCCGGTGGTACTTATAAACACTTCCCGCAAAAACTGTCAGAACAATTCAGTGAGAATGGCTATGACTTGTTCAACTTTATGTCTAAGGCTAAAAAGGACCTGTTCAAATGAGCGCACCTAAGCAACTGTTATATCTCGGTGAAATGTACGACAAGCTAAAACTGGGCGTGACCAGCAACAACAAAACTCGAATGAGTGGGTATGGTAAAGGTAATCATAACCCAGTCATTCATTGGTTAGGGTTTGCGGACGATGCACACATCGAACACATCATTGATTGCGAACGTTACTTAATCCGAACATTAGCAGAAGTTTTGGAACGTGGTGCCGGTGGCTCGTTGACAGAATATGTTGACCCAAAACATACTAACATCACAATGGACTATTTGATTAAACTCACTGAGAAGAAAATCAAATCCCACCCATTGAAGATCCGACGACTTAAGGCTGAATTTCTCCCAATTACTAAAGCAGACAAGAATCTTTTGACCAACATCAAAGCATTCCCTGACAAGTACTTGGAAGATATAACCTAAATGCGTGACTTTTTCTAAATATACGTATATAATAGACGCATGAAATACGCACTAATCGACACAGCTAACACATTCTTCCGTGCCCGTCACGTTGCATCATATAACAGTGATGCGTGGGAGAAGGTGGGGATGGCTCTACATCTTACACTTGCTATGACTAATCAAGCAGTTCGCAAATTTGGTATCGACCACGTTGTGTTCTGCTTAGAAGGTAGGTCGTTTCGCAAAGATATCTCCCCTGCTTACAAAGCAAATCGTGCAGTAGCACGACAAGCGGCAACAGAGGCCGAGAAAGAAGAATCAGAAATGTTCTGGGAGACTTACGAGACTTTCACTACATACCTGAAAGAGAAAACAAACTGTAGTGTCCTTCGTCATCCTGAAGCAGAGGCTGACGACATGATTGCACGATTCATTCACTTACATCCAAATGATACGCATTATATTATTAGTAGTGATACCGACTACCTTCAGCTTATTGATACCAACGTACATCAATACAACGGGGTTAGTAACGAACTCATCAAACTCGATGGCTACTACAATGACAAAGATAAACTAATCATTGATAAGAAGACTAAAGAGCCCAAACTCTTAGAAGACCCTGAGTATATTCTATTCAAGAAAATCATTCGCGGTGACGCAGGCGACAACGTATTCAGTGCGTTCCCCGGTGTGCGTGAGACTGGTAGTAAAAACAAAGTGGGCATTCGTGAAGCGTTCGAAGACCGTAATAGTCAAGGCTTTAAATGGAATAACTTCATGCTACAGCGTTGGACTGACCATGATAATGTTGAGCATCGTGTAAAAGACAAGTATGAACTCAACCGAACACTTATCGACTTGAAAGCTCAACCTCAAGAAATTAAAGATAAAGTAGACACTGCAATTAAAGAATCAGTGCGAGTAACAACCGTACCCCAAGTAGGTGTACACTTGATGAAGCTGTGTGGAAAGTATGAACTTAACAAAATCTCTGAACATGCTGAAACTTATAGTCGTTGGCTCAATAGCCCGTATAAAGGCACGATACATGAATCACATTCTGCATAAACAAATCTACGCAGGTCTCTTTGAGATTATCAAAGACCGAGATATGTACTATCACAGTGGCGTGGGTAGAGATTATAGTCACTTAACCGAACGAGGTAAAGAAGCTACTGTTAAGTGGCTAAACATGATGGCACACGAAATGATTGAACTTGAAAAAGCAGAATTAGATGCTCGTGCTAAGAAACTTATGTGGGAAGAATTGAAAAAATGACGGAAACATATATTACACACTCTAATACTAAGTTTGTAGAAATCAAACGAGGTGAGCCCGGCTTTATGATGAACGATGGATTCACGTTAGTCCCACGTGCTAGTATCAATATCTCACCCTTCTGCCCAGATAGTGTCAAACAAACGATACGCCAGGCATTTGCAGATGGTCATCTTGAAATGATTGCGTATGTGAAAGAAAAAGATTTTATGTGGGAGACACTCGGTGGATAAGAATCAACAAGAACTATTTAAGATTATCCTCGAAGAGGTATTGGTTGGCATCAGCGAAAAAGAGTTTGCCAGTTTGATTGACACCTTCGTTGAATTGTACGAAAATAAGTTTGGTACACTCTCATTAGAAGACATTGAACCAGAAGAACCTGAGTTAATGCACACTAAAGAAGCAACCGAGTATCTAAAGAAATTCTCACTATGACAAAGAAAATTTACTACGAAAAAGTAGGACGTAAATATGTTCCTGTCAGTGAGTATGATAGTGACTTGACTTATGCACTACCTAAAGGTACTCACTTGTTGATGACATACCCAGGTGGAACAAGCACACGTTACCACATCAATCCTAACTATGCCGCAATGATTGCCGCAGGTAGAATTTGCGAAGATGTTATTAGCAGAGCTATCGTAGAAGCAACCGAACTTCGTAGAAATTACAAATCTCGTCAAACACCATTGACTCCTGAACAGAAGGCAGCATGGGATCATCTTGTAGAAGTATTTGGCGAAGATGCAAGACAACTAGAGTGGCCTAGTGCCAGAGAGATTGCAGAAAAAGCAGTCGAAGCAATGACAAAAGAAGCTGAAAAGCTAATGACAGTACCATCGGTACAAAAAGCCTATGAGCATTTTATGCTGATGGCAGAACTAACAAGGGACAATAATGATGAATCTGAAAGCTAAACCAATTATTAAAAATGAATACTGGGTAATCACTGACGGCGAAAAGAAAGTGGGCAACGTGATTAGTGATGGTAGCGGGTTTGATGTAAAGATTGGTAACAACATTGAACATTATTCAACTACTAAGGCAATCGAAAAGAAAGCCCATATCGAATTTGAGAAGACAAAGAAGGCTGAAAAACAAGAGCCTCCCTTTGCAATTTTCCCCACAACTGGTAACCGAATTTATAACAGTGTACTAGATATCAAACGAAAGATTCATCTATTCACTAAGACACCTAAAAGCAAATGTTTTCATGCGGCAGGTTGGTATGCAGTAAAGCAAGGAAATGACTTCTCTGCAATTTTTTGCCCTAAATACATCTTCATCCAACGATATGAGTACTTAGGACCTTTTAAAACGGAATCCGAGGTAAATAGTAGTATAAATA